GTTACAGGCTCTGTGACAAACCGACAAATCATCTCACAAAAATAATATGGCTGGAGTAGTAGAAACAACGCACACTTTTGCAAACAACGAGGTTATTACCAGCACGTTGATGAACAACATCATTGACCAGACGCTATTTACAAGCGATGCGTTGTCGGGAGGAACTCTTGCGCTGACTGCTGGCAAGTTAAAGGTGGCAACATCAGGCATTACGTCAAATGAGATGGGTGTTGATGCGGTTACCGCTAACGCTATTGCGAGCGGAGTCATTACCAATGTGAAGATTAGCGCAACTGCTGCAATCTCGCTGTCTAAGCTAGCATCGGAGGCATTGCCAGTAGGGATTACTGTGGCAACTGCCAACATCCTTGATGCTAACGTGACTACCGCCAAGATTCTTGATGCCAATGTAACAGCACCTAAGCTCAGTGGAGCGCAGACCGGCACTGCTCCAGTTTACGGTGTGAGAGCATGGGCTAATTTTGATGCAACTGCAAATGCAGACCTTGCAGGGACGTTCTCTAGATCAGGAACAACTGTTACGATTACAGTAACTGGACATGGATTGATTGCTGGAAACCTTGTTTTTATTGATTTCACTGTTGGAACTGGAACAGTTGCTCCAGATGGACTTTATCAAGTAGCCACAGTTACCGATGCAAACATCTTCACAGTAACAAGCGTAGCATCTGCAACTGGAACTGGAACAGTAACCTTATTGAGGAAAGAAATTAAATCTAGTGGCAATATCTCATGCGTTTCCGCTGCTGCCCCTAGTCCAGTTATTCCTCCATCAACAAGCGATTCACCAGCAGACGGCTACTATGTTGCCAATTTCTCTGTGGCTCTGCCAAATGCAAACTTTTCCGTGCTAGGAACTTGTAGTGAGGCTAAGGCTTTTGCAACAACTTCTGGTAATGATATTCTATCTGGCTCTCCATACAACGCACAATGCGCACGAATCTTGACCATCAACACGTCTAGCACTGCAATTGATGCTGAGTGCAATAGCGTAGCAATCATTGGATGAATCCACACCTAGCCATAGTCCTTGACCTTTATGAATCAAACAACATCGACATTCAAAGCCTTATTGGTTGGCATTTATGTCATGGCATTGTTGTTTCTACTCCATATGCTTTCGCTATGGGATTCCACACCAGCAGCAAGAATCTTGAAGAAGCTGTTACGTTTGAAGAATCGGATACACTTTACGTTACTATGTGTTGTGGAAACATGTTGGATGCGCTTAAACCTTTCAAAAACAAATACAAATACATTGCTTTTCGGCGTGACTTCAAACAATCAAGTCGGAATCGCTTGTTAAGCATGAAAACATTTTACTCTAAACTACGATAAATTATGGGATCAGCACCAAAAGTCAAAGCTCCAAAAATGGATATTGCTAAAGATATTAGCAGTTACGTTTCAGGAATGTCGCAATCTCTGCCGCAGATTTTCACGCAAGAACAACAGTTCCGTCCACAATTTCAAGGATTGAATCTTGGTGATATCCAATCGTTCTTAACTGGAGCAGGTGGGCAACAAGGAATCTTTGGCCTTAGCAATCAAGCAGCACAACAAGCTGGCATGGGACTAGGTGAAGCTCGCCAAGCAGAGCTTGGACAGATGACTGGACAAGCAGGATTAACCCGTGGGTTGATGCAAGCTTTATCTCCAGAACAAGCTGGCGTAGTTGAAGGGTTCAATACTGAAGCACAACGTGCATTAGCAGCGTCTCAGATGATTAGTCCACAAGAACAGCGTGGATACCAGCAAACAGCCCGTGAAGGGGCAGCAGCGGCTGGGAGATTAGGTGGGAATGCAGCTATCGCTTCTGAAGTTATGGGGCGCGAGGATGTATTTGCTCGCAAACGTGCCGAGGCAGCACAAGCAGGGCAGAATGCCTACAATGTCGCACAAGGATTCTACACTCAACCAGGTCTCAGTTTACTTAGCAATGCACCATTGTCGTATCAACAAGGTCAACAATTTATCAACACGGGACTTGGAGCGATTGGCGCAGGAACACCACAGTTGTTTGATACGTCTGTTGGACTTGGTCTTGGTGCAGCGCAACGCTCTAATCAACTTGCCGCAGCTACTGCAAATGCACAGGCTAAAGCTGCGCAAAAAGCAGCAATGTTTAATGCGATTGGTGAAATTGGCGGATCTATTACCAAGGTCGCAACTGGCGGCATGAAATAAAAAATAAAACAATATGGCAGCTTACGGAAAAGGACAAATGCTAGGTTCAGGAATTAACCCTGAGTCATTCAAATTAGATTTCGGTGGATTCGCTGATGCGGCTAGAATGCAAGCACAGGGAATTGCTGGGCTAGGACAGAGTATCGGAGGGGCTATTCAGAACTACGGTGAGGTTAAAAAAGAGCAGAAGAAAGTTGACGCTTACAACAAAGCGTCTGCCAAGTCTATTGAAGCTGCTATTACTCTAGGTAAATCGTATGAAATCAAAGGAGTAGAAGAAACTCTAGCTCCATTCTTGCAATCATACAATGATCCTAACCTTAGCCCTATCGAGAAAGCAGCATTGCTGGATGAAGGTAAAGCGATGATTCCTAATGTGTTTGGTCGATTTGATAAGAGTCAAGCAATGGCTATTCAAAATGCTCAAAATGCACCGCCACCTGCTCCATCATTTGGTTTTACTGGGACTGAATTAAAGAAAACAGATAGAGGCGACATCTATGTTCTTAAAGGTAATGATGGCAGAGATTATGACCCTGAAACAAAACTTCCAATTTCTAACTTAGGCAATTTTGGGAAAGGGCTTCCACCAGAAGATTGGTCTGATGGAGCAACTTCCGCTGCTGATTTTATTGATGGAGCGTTAAATATTCCGTTTCCAATTGCAGATGGTAGTCCAGGTTTATTGCCTCCAGTTGGCGATGTAAATCCACTTCTTCCAGCACGAACTCCTCAAGATGCAGCTGCTATAGATGCTATAATCGCTGGTGGGCAATTAGCTCCACCAGTCGGAGAGCCTCCAGCAAGCATTGCAAGACCTCAACCTACGCCACAATATACTCCTAGATATCTTGCGGCAGATGAAGTAAAAGCAGGGCAAGGCACAATTATGACCAGGCAGGAAGTAGATGCTCTTGTGGCACAAGGAGCAAGCGTCACTTCTACACCAATGGGTAATGATCGATTTCTAGTATCTAAAGAAACACGTGGTGGTAAACCAATGGTTGAGGTGAATACCTCTCAAACAACTCAAGAAGAGCGATCCAAAGAAATGGATAAGGCTTTATTTAAAGAGCGCGAGCAACTTCAGGGAGCTGTTGCCAATAAAGACAGTATTAAGAAAATGATCAGTCTTATTGATGATGGGGTAAAAACTGGTTTCGCTCAAGACGCTATTATGAAATTCAATAGAGCGTTTGGTAAGGATGTTTCTAATGCCGAGACGTTTAAATCTGTATCTGGAGATGTGGCTATGGGCTTTATTAACCTTACTAAGGGTGCTATTTCTGATAGAGAGATGACATACTTTACCACTGTTCTTGCTCCAAACCTTGGGAATACCCCAGAAGGCAACAAGAAAATCGGAGAGTTCATGCTTAAAGCCGTTGAAAAAGCTGAAAAAATTGAAAAGACTATCTCGGAAGGCATGCGTCAAAATAAAAGCGCATTTGATATTGATGACGAGATTAGAAAAATTAAAAACGCTGATGACCTTATTGATTCTTCTGCACCTACTTCAACTGAAGATTTTGGTATAAGTCCAGCCGCTCAAGCAGCACGTGAAAGACAAAAACAACGCAAAAACAAACAATAAGCAATGAGTGAGATTTCAGAAAATAAAAAAAAACTTGAGTCCAACATAAATGATCTTTCTGTTGATCTTGTTGAATTAGATAAAATGATTGATGCTGCTCAAGCATCTGGCAATAAAGATGAGTATGACTCTTTGATGGTTGATTTTGATATTCTTGATAAAGAGGTGGAAAAACTTCAAAATCAGTATTCAAATTTAAAAGAAGAAGAAAAAAAGCCAGAATTAGAAAGAATAAGCGGACTCAGAAAAGAAATTGAGAAGCCCATTATCACTCCTACGCCCAATTACATGGGCATGGGTGGAAGAGGTGGCATGGGTATGCCTACGCCAATGTATAACATGCCTTCTGTTGAGCAACAAAAGGCAACAAAACGTGAGGCCGTTGGTCAGCTTTACAATTTGCCAACTGGTGGAAATGAGAAAATCCCTACTTCCTTAATGGCGCAAGTAGAAACTCTTTACGATCCTGAAAGTAAAGCGCAACTTCTTGAGAACACCTACGGAAAAGGAAATGTTCTTCCAGTAAATTTCGGTGGCGATACAGAGTTCTTTATCAAATCTCCTGAAGGAACCAAATCAACACTTGATAAAGGCGTTGCTGAACTTGCTGGCATGGCTGCACAAGCACCAGCTACGGCAGCTGAAATCGCATCGTTTCTAGGTATTCTTGGATCAACTAAAAGTCCTGGTCTTGCTGTTGCTGGTTCATCTGCGGCAGGTGCATTAGTCGGCTCTGGTATTGATGAAGCATTGCGATTTAGCTACGGTCTTAAACCTGACATTGGTGGCACGATTGCTAGACGTGGAACAGAAGCCGTTATTGGAGCAGGATTAGGAGCAGTTACTGATGTAGCTATTCCTGCGATTAGAGCTGCAAAAATCGAGAATCCATTTCAAAACAAAGTTGCTCAAACTCTTGAAGAAGCAAGATCGCGAGTAATGGTCAAAGAGCAGCAATTAGCAGCTAAAGAAGGTCGTGCGGTTAGAAATATTCAAGTTCCTAGAGGTGCAGTAGCAGGAGAAGAAGGAATTCAGATTCAATCAGAACTTGCTGGAAAGTATCCAAAATCCAACATTGCTTCAGCTGGCAGAATGTCTCAAGAAGGATTGATTGGTCTTGCAGACAACATTAAAACAAGAGCAAGCAGTACACCTAGTGACTTCTCGGATATTGTTGCAAGAAAACAAGAGCAAAGAGACGCGCTGTCTCAAGATATTTCATCATTAACTGGTCGAAATAAAAGAATTATTGGAGCCGCATTGGATCGACAAACGAGAGGTCCAATAGGCAATACTGATTTTCTTGGTAAAGTTTTATTTAGTGCTGTTAAAGATGCTAGAACGCAAGCAGTAGAAAATGTAAAAAAAGCGCGTAAACAGATTTTTGATTTAGCTGATAATGCTGGATTTAGTGTAACTCCAGAAGAAATGCTAGATCAAGTTTACGCAATAAGTAGACAGGCTGACCCATCTGGAGCCGCCAATAAATCAGCTGCCGACAGCATAACCAGACGTTTAGTCATGCGCAGAGATGCCCCTGAGCTTCTTAAAGCTGCACAGGCCAGAGCAGACATTTTTATGCAGAGCAATTTAAGATTGCCTCAAGATTTAGTCAAAGAAATTGATGATCTTACATTATTATCAAGACCATTAAGGTCTGAAGATTTTGATGAGTTCGTAAAAGGATTTAGAGAAGCTCGATCTGACGATGCAGCTAGTGGTAAAAGTCGTGATGTTTTTGCTGGCAAAATAGCAGCAGGGCTATCTGACTATCGCAGAAATGTTTTTGGGTCTCTTAATGCAAAACTACCTGATGGAAGTGATGTAAATGTTGGTAATCTTTTTGAACAATATGCTCAAGATGTTGAAACTCGTCAAAAATACAATAACAATCTTCTTGGTAGCATATTAAAAGAGGCTGGAGGTGAACAAAGCACAAATCCTAGAGCTATTGTAAGTGCAGTAATGAGAGAGCCTGAGACAATTAAAAAAGTCATCCAGTCTATGCGTGAGCTTGAAGCAGCTGATCCAACTAAAGCGGGGCAAGCTGATAAAATGTTAGAATTGTTGCAATTGCAACACATGAACGATATTGGAATAGGCAAGGGTGGAGCTAAAAAAATAGAAGTTGATTCTGGATTTTTTGATGCTCTTTTTGGGAATCAATCTCAAGCTCAACAACGAGCTGTCAAAGATTTGGATTTGCATCTAAGCAGATTCAAAAATCTTGACCCAGCTAAATTAACATTTGATGATGTTAAAAACATGGGATCACTTCTTTCAGAGCAAGAAAGAAAAAACTTTGCCAAAACGATCACTAAAAGACTTCAAGCGCAGAAAGAAGAAGCGGAAATCGCAAATTCTGCTATATTTGATCTAATTAAAAATGGCAAGATTGACAACATTGATCCTGACATACTTTCTCAAGCAATTTTTTCAAGCAAATCTACCACGCAAACAGCAAATGCAATGTATGAATTGAGTAAAGCATCACTAGAATCAAGAAATCTTTTCAAAGGTGACTTTATTCGAAATTTGCTTGATAAATACCCTGGAGGAACAAGTCCTGCAAATGCTCCATTTGAAGCTCCGTTTGACACAAAGAAATTTATTTTTGATTATGAGAGTGCTAATAGCACAGGTATTTCTCCGTTTGCTAAAAAAATACAAATTGTTTTGGGCAAAGATACTGCCCAACAACTTTACGATGTCGCTAAGTTGTATGAAGCAAACATTATTACTAAACCTTCAGCTGAAAAAGTTGCTCTGCAAGGTGGATTAGGTCCAAATATTTCTATCGCTTATATTCCTTTAGGCAGAATGGCAACAGATCTTAAAAATAGATATTTAGCAGCAATTCTTTCTAATGGAAAAAATCTTGATTCGTTAAAAAGAACGCTTTCTAAAGGTGCGCTTGCAGGCAATATGAATGATGCTTACAATAAAATGGCAAAAGAAATGTTTCTGACAAGACAAGGAATGACTCAATTAGCCTACCAAGCGTCTGGTGATCCTGACTTTTCTGCTGAATTGGCAAATAGAGCAAGAGAATTTGAACAAAGTCAAGGATTTGGATTAGAAACTGAACCTGAAGAAAAAGAAGACTTGAATTCGATATTTGAATAGAGTTTACTTCTTTCAGCAAGGCGAAACTTATGAGCGAAGAACAACTCCAGAAACTGAAAGACAATTACTACGATGATCGTCCTGACAAGAGCGAGTGGTTTCTTGAGGTAAGAGAACGTGCTAAGTTGCTGCCACGGAACAACATAGAACATTACGCTCCGCACAAGGCTGCATTAGCATTGTTCCTCTTATCTCAAGGAGCCAAGATTACCGAAATATCCAAGAAAACTGGGGTTGGCAGGGAGACTATTCGACAACTAGAATGGCGGCATAACGACACCCTAGAGACTAAGCGCAAAGAGTTCTCAATGCGTTACGCTATTGCAGCGCAGGAATACACTGACTTGTTGTTTGAACGAGCTACGCAACTCTTTGACGATCCTGATAGCCTTGCTAAAATCTCCCCTGAGAAGCTAGCAATCACCGTTGGCATTCTCACAGACAAGGCGGCACAGCTTACTGGCATGGCAACGACCGATGTTCAGCATCGCAAAGGCGCAAGTTTAGACGATGCAGCAAATCTCATCAACGAAGCAAAAAGCCGTATTGCTAAAGGTAAAGTAGTTGAAGCGGAAATAGTATGATTTGGAGACAGCATCAGATACTGAAACCTCCCACGGATGAGGAGTTGATTCAGATGACACCAGAGGAGGTGTTGTCTATCCACCGCATTTATCACGAAGCGATTGAGAACGCTGAGAAAGACCCATATCAATATGGCTTCCGTCTGCCGCACTGGGTTAAAGCCGAGGAGCAGCTAAAAGAAGTCAATGAAATCCTAGCATTAGGAGGCAACCGCTCAGGAAAAACCCAGTGGGGCGCATTCTCCGTTGTCCGTGCTGCGGTAGAGAATCCCAATTCCGAGATATTCTGCTTCGCACAAACGTCCGAAGTGTCCATTCGCCAGCAGCAAAGCGCAGTCTGGGCATGGCTTCCTGAGTATCTCAAAACGAAATACACAAGCGCAAACGCTTACATTTCCTACAAGAAGAAAACTGGATTCACGGATTCATCGTTGATTCTACCCAATGGCTCGCAAATCATCTTCAAGACCTATTCACAATACCAGAACAATCCTACGATTCTGGAAGGCGCCGAGCTTGGATCTAGAAATCCCGTATGGCACAATATTGGCGTATGGCTCGACGAATACCTTCTTGGTCCAGAGCTGATAAACACGATGCGATTCCGTCTTGCGACTCGCAACTCCAAGATGCTTGTAACGTTCACGCCTATCGACGGGTGGACTGAGGTGATTAAAGAGTATCTTGATGGCGCAACGACTATCGAGAGCAGAGAAGCAGAGCTGCTCAATAACGAGCTTGTTCCATACGTCCAGAGATCAAAGAAGCTAAACGCTTCCGTGCATTACTTCCATTCACAAGATAATGCCTTTGGTGGATACGACCGCATTAAGGAAACACTGAAAGGGAGAACACGGGAGGAAATTCTTATTCGTGCCTATGGTGTGCCGATGAAGTCACACGCTACCAAGTTCCCGAAATTCAACAAGATTGTGAACGTGGTAGATCCCGACAAGATTCCTAGAAACAACATTACCAAGTATCACGTTATCGACCCTGCTGGCTCTAAAAACTGGTTCATGTGCTGGATTGCAGTGGATGAAACTGGGACGATGTGGGTTTATCGTGAATGGCCTGGAGTCGATGTTGGCGACTGGGCTGAGTGGCGTGGTGGTAAATGGATGCCTGGAGAGGGAGCAAAAGGACAAGGCTACGGCATCCGCGACTATGTTGAGCTTATTGAAGAACTAGAGGGCGAAGAGGAAATCTTTGAGCGATTGATCGACCCGCGACTTGGTGCTGCGAAGTATCAGGTGCAAGATGGTTCATCCTCGATTATCGAAGATTTGAACGATGCTGGTATGGTTTGCATTCCCGCTCCAGGTCTCGATATTGATGACGGGTTACAAGCGTTGATTGGCAAAATGGCATGGGACACATCCAAGCCGCTGGATGCAATAAACCGTCCACATTTCTACATTAGTTCCGATTGCGAGAACATTATTCAAGCATTGTCAGAATACACGGGAGATGGCGGATTAAAGGAAGCTTGGAAAGATCCCATAGATGTTTTGCGCTATGCTGCAATCTCAGGAATAGATCATGTTGACAGTTCCGTCAGTTTAGCCACAATCCAAGGAGGTGGAGGTTACTAATATGAATACAAAAAAAGAAGCAAAGAAACGAGGTCGACCAGCAAAGGTCGTTGAAGAAATTGTGCAAGACATACAAGAATCGCCATTGAAAGCGTTGATTGTAGGTATCTGCAATAACCCGACATGGCTAAAAGCTCGGATCGACGGATTCAGCGTCAACGTAAAATGTCCCGCTCAAATATCAAAAGGCTTGCTAGGAAAGCAAGTTAATGTTATTCTCGTCAATTCCGAACCTGAGGATTACTACCAATATACAGCATGAATGACATTCAACAAATTGAAGATGAGTCCCTTGTTTATTTAGACAAGAAGCCTGATATTGGTGCGTTATCCAATGCTTACGACACCTGCCTAATTGATCTAGATTACTACTTTGAATCCTGCCTACGCTCTTACAACGACCGTAGAAACATCTGGGATGGCAAGTCTGATGACCTACGCAAGAATGGAGCTAATGCTTTTCCGTGGCAAGGCGCATCTGACCAAGAGGTAAACGTAGTTGGCGAGCGCATCGACATGTATGTTGCTTTATTTGACCAAGCGTTATCTCGCTCTCACATCAAGGCGTTCCCAACGTCTATGGCAGCAATGCCAAAAGCAGCGGTGGTTTCTGGCTTCCTGAAATGGATGCGAGCATCCTACATTCCTGACTTCAAGCGTCAGATGGAACTTGGTGGTAACTATCTTATGGAGAAGGGCATCATGGTTACCTACGTTGGTTGGAATCGTGAGAAGCGCACTTACTTGCAAAGCGTTAGTCTAGAGCAAATCCAACAAGCATCGCCTGATCTTGTAGAGTTAATTCTCAGTGAGCAAGATGACGAGATGTTGCTTGAGTTAATTCAAGACTCATTCCCTGATCTTTCTACCAAGCGAGCGAAGAAAGCAATTAAAGACCTACGCAAGATGGGTGTTGCTGAAATTCCACTATCACGCCAAACTGTTGACTGCCCAATAGTCTATGCTTGCGCTCCCGATGGCGAAGTGATGTTCCCATCTTACATCTCAGATCCACAACGCGCACCATACATGTTCTGGCGAACATTCCTCACGGCTCAAGAGCTTGAGAAGAAGGTGACGAACGAAGGATGGGATCGCAAGTGGGTAGATAACGCTATCGAAACCCTTCGTGGTAAAGACTCCATGTATCTCGATGGCGAGAAAGTAAAGACTCAGACTCGCTTGCCAATCACCGATGACAACGATCTTGTTATGGTGGTCTATGCGTATCAGCGTCTAATCGACGAGGATGATGGTTCTGAGGGCATTTACTGCACTGTGTTTCACCCACAAACAGATGGCTATGCCAAGCATGAACTGCTTAACGGTTACGATGACTACCCATTTGTGGTAACTCGGTTAGCTAACGACCAGAAGCGGATGTATGAGGTGCAGACATTCTCTGACATTCTCCGTGGTCCTCAGATGCAAATCAAGACCGAGCGTGACAGTCGTATCGACCGTGCGTCTTTGGCAACACTTCCACCAATCATGCACCCTGCTGGTCGCCCACCATCGGATTGGGGTCCTGGGCGCAGAGTGCCATATCGCCGACTAGGTGAAATTGCATTCGGTCCAATCCCTCCGCGAGATGACGGCTCTGTAGAAAGCGAGCTTTCCATGCGTGAACAAGCCGACCGTGCTATCGGGCTGGATCTTACAAATCCGTTATCCACTGCGCGTCAGCAGTATTACATCGGCAAGTTCCTTGACCACGTTAAAGACGTTCTTACGATGGCATGGAAGCTGTATCAGCGCATGGGTCCTGATGAAATCTTCTTCCAAGTTACAGGGAATCCTAATCCCCAAGTAATGACCAAAGGAAGCCCAGATGAAAACTATTCAATCATGGTATCATTTGACTCCTTAGCAAGTGATCCAGAAACAGCAGAGACTCAGTTGAAGAATATGGTATCGCTTACTCAGCTTGATCGCAATGGCATTCTTGACATCAACAAACTGCTTGAATTTGCCGCATCGTCCATCAATCCAATCTTTGCTGACTACGTTCTGCAACCCGTTGAGGAAGCACAACAGAAGATTGCGAAGAACGTCACAGATGACCTTTCCAAGATCTTCTCTGGCATCGAAGTTCCCGCTCAACCAAACGGCGCACAGATTGCAATGCAGATGGTTCAGGCTTACGTCCAGCAGCCCGATGTTGCGGCTAGAGCGCAGCAAGACGAGGCTTTTGCAGGTCGCTTGCAGAAATATGCCAGTCAGTACCAGTTCCAGCTACAACAGGCTCAGAACGCTGAGATTGGACGTATCGGAACAGCACCCGCTGAAATGGGTGGCGTAACAACACAAGGGATGGAACAATGAAGAAACTAATCAAACGTGCAGACGGTTCTCGCTCTCAGCGAGGAATGTGGGATAATATCCGCGATGCTAAAGGATCTGGCAAAAAGCCAACAAAAGAGATGCTGAAGCAGGAGCGGAAAATCAAGCGAAAGATGAAGTGATGGAAAAGCGTTTTACGAAAGTAATAACCAACCCCGCGACTGGGCGGAAGAAAACGATCAAGTATGGTCAAGCAGGTAAAGCTGCTGACGGTGGTGATCGTATTCGTCCAGGCACGGCAAAAGCTGACAGCTATTGTGCTAGAAGCAATGCTATCAAAGGCAACTGGCGCAGTGACCCCAACTCGCCGAACCAGTTAAGTCGTAAAAAATGGCGTTGCAAAGGCAGTAAATCAATGAAATAATTTCATCTAACTTCGGTAATCCCTCTTAACAATGGAGCCATCACGAAATAACGTGTGAACACGCAGGACGCTGTGGACTAGAAGATTCTTTTTAATCTATGAAAAAAGCACAAACTAAAATTAAGAAAGTCATGCGCGAGTTCAAATCTGGCACGTTACATTCTGGCAAAGATCCTAAAGGTCCAAAGAAAGCTCCAGTAGTAAAGAGCCGCAAGCAAGCAATCGCTATCGCTTTAAGTGAAGCTAATAAATCTAAACGTAAATAATATGAAAAAAGGTAAATCAAACAGTTGTGGTCACGAAGGAAAAGAATACGGCAAAAAAGGCAAAGGCTATGTTGAGGTTGAAATCAAGATGGTTCGCGCTCCCAAAAAGAAAGCAAAACGTAAATGACACCACTACCCAAGCCAACTATTGTCCAAGCCGTTGAAGCTCTATCCGACCGTGATGAGTTCAAAGCTATCATCCAGTTCATTCGAGATGAGCGTGAGCGTTTTTTCGGTGACCTGCGCCAGTGCGTAGAGCCAAACGAGGTTATGAAGATCGTCGGCAGTGTTGCTACGCTGGACGAGCTTTTGATCCTATTAAAAAAAGAAGATTGACATTTGTCACTATTCTGCTTTTATTTTCTCGCTGTGTGTTTTCAGCGTTCTGTGTTCCAAGAACCCGTAGGGAAATTTAATCTCTACGGGTTTCTTGTCTCTGTGAATCACTCGTATAAAAGAACTGTTTTCAGTCCGTAGTATTGCGCGTTCACATAGCTTGGATCAAGCGGATGAGCATCATTATGAGCTAGTTTTTTGTCACGATACTTGTAAGCGTTGATTGCTTCCACAACGTAGTCGTTGCCGATCTCTAGCTCTTTTTGCTGCCATTCCTCGCAACGCTCCAGCACGGTCTGCGCCAAGGTTTCGTCTGCGTAGCTCATGGCTGGTTCTTCATCGGCAAATAGGATTGTGATTTTTCGGTAGGTTTTCATTGTAATTCTCCTTTCAAGGCTGCTAGGGCTTGTTTGGCATTCAATACATAGCCATGCCATCTTTCTTGCACACGTTTACTCAAAGGATTCAGTGTTACGAACGGTCCG